CGGGTATCCCCCTTACAACATTCGTCAAGTGGCTGAAGACCATTATCATATCGAGATGGCAGTCGCTGGTTTCACACAGGAAGATATTGAAGTCCTGCTACAGGATGGTAAACTCACCGTCACAGGAAAGGTTACGAATGAAGAAGACGGAGGGAAACTTCTCCACAGGGGAATCGCCAACAGAGCATTCACACGAGAGTTCACGCTATCCGACACTATCGAAGTGGAAGGAGCGGACCTTGAAAACGGGATCCTACTCATCTCGCTCAAAAACATCATCCCAGATCATAAGAAGCCTAAGACGATCAAGGTTACGTCCGGAGGTAAACTTATTGAAGGGAAAAAAGAACTCTTGACTGAAGAGTAATCTTATTGACAATTGTAGCAGCACTTGATATAAATTAAAGTATGGCAAGCTTCTACACTTCAGTCGAGCGTACCGCAGCTGACATTCTTTATGTCGGCTACGAAGGGAATAGAAGAGTGGTCGAGAAAGTTCGCTTTCAACCGACCCTCTTCATCCCGACTCGCAATCAAACAAAATATCGAACACTTGACGGCGTCAATGTCGATACTATTCAACCCGGTACCATGATGGATTGCCGTGACTTTATTCGAGAGAATGAAGCCACTAACTTTCGCATCTATGGCAATCGAGATTACATTGCACAGTACATTAGTGATCGCTTTCCAAATGGTTGTGAACCTGATATGTCTCTTGTCAATGTAATGTTTATCGACATCGAGGTTCAATCCGACCAAGGGTTTCCTGAACCTTCTCTTGCGGCTCAACCCATTACAGCGATTACGATTAAGAACAGTGTCGATGATACCTTCTACACATGGGGTATCGGTGGTTTCTCACCAGAGATCTCTATCGTTCAGGATACTCGTATCGAGTACAAACGTTGTATGGATGAGCACTCATTGCTCAAGAGTTTCCTACAACACTATCACAATAATATTCCGGACATCATCAGTGGCTGGAACTCAGAAGAGTTCGACATGCCCTACATCATCAACCGCATTGCTCGTATCCTCGGTGATGATCAGCTACGTAAGATGTCATTGTTCGGCCACAAGCCAGAGTTGAACAAAGATGGTAACATGTACAAGATTACTGGTACCACACAACTCGACTTCATGAAGCTGTTTAAAAAGCTTGGATACTCATACGGCAATCAAGAGTCATACAAACTCGATAACATTGCAAACGTCGTTCTTGGTGAGAAGAAGCTTGACTACTCGGAGTACTCTTCTCTTGCTGCTCTGTATCGAGAAAATCATCAGAAGTTCATCGACTACAATATTCGTGACACTCAGCTGGTCGAGCGCATGGATGACAAGACGGGTTATATCTCTCTTGCTCTTACTCTTGCTCACAAAGCGAATTCAAACTACATCACATCTTTCGGGTCGGTGAAGATCTGGGATACGTACATCTACAACGTTCTTCGTCGGCGTAACATCGTTATTGCTGAGCGAGATGAAGTTCATAGTGATAGACGTATCGAAGGTGCATACGTTAAGCAACCCATTACCGGTATGCACGACTGGGTCTGTTCGTTTGACTTAAACTCTCTCTATCCGCATCTCATCATGCAGTACAACATGTCACCAGAAACTATTGCAGACGGTGTTGTTGCTGGTGCTGATGTCGAGACGCTTCTTCAGAAACGTAAGTTCGATATACCAAAGGATCACTGCCTATCTTCTACCGGCCAACTCTTTCGAACAGACAGCCACGGCGTGTTTCCTCAGATCGTTGAAGAACTCTACAATGAGCGAGCAGTTACGAAGAAGCAAGCGATCAAAGCTATGCAGGATCTTGAGAAGATTCCCAAGGATGAAATCCACAAACGAGCTCAGGTAGAAAAGAAGATCAGTCTTTATACCAATCAGCAGTGGGCAGTCAAGATCCTAATGAACTCACTCTATGGCGCGATGTCAAACAAGTGGTTTCGTTACTATGATATTCGCATGGCCGAAGCAATTACAATCTCTGGTCAGCTTACCATTCGTTGGGCAGAACAACGAATAAATAAATATCTAAATGAATTGCTAAAGACCGGTAATGTTGATTATGTCCTAGCTATCGATACTGATAGTTTATATGTTCGTCTTGGTGATCTTGTTAGCAAAGTTATGCCTGACGAAACTGATCAAGATAAGATATGTAAGTTTATTGATAAGGTAGCCGCACAGAAGATTGAACCTCTTCTTGCAAATGCATACGAGGAACTCAAGGATTATGTCAACGCATACGAACAAAAGATGGTTATGGCACGCGAGATCATTGCGTCTCGGGTGGTGTTTACTGGCAAGAAACGATATATTGCGAACGTTCTAAATAACGAAGGCGTACAATACAGTTCACCAAAGCTCAAGGTAACCGGCATCGAGTCAGTTCGTTCTTCGACTCCTCAAGTATGTCGTCAGTTGATTGAAAAGACTCTTAAGCTTATCCTTAACGAAGACGAGTTTGCTGTTCAAGCATTTATCAAACAAGCAAGAGATAAGTTCAAAGGGTTGCCGGTTGAAGATGTTGCGTTTCCACGTGGAGTTAATAATCTGTGGAAGAAGCAGAAGGAAGGTATTGGTACACCGATACACGTAAGAGCCGCAAGAAAATATAATCATATGGTGAAGGAAAAGAACCTAAATAATAAATATGAAACGATTCAAAACGGAGATAAGATTAAGTTTACATATCTTAAGATGCCGAACCCAGCAAAGCAGAATGTAATTGCTTTTCCGATCATACTTCCTAATGAGTTTGATTTGGTGAGGTTCGTTGATTACGATATGCAGTTTGATAAATCTTATCTTGAACCGATCAAGAACATCCTAGATGCTATTGATTGGAATGTAGAGAAACAGAATACACTGGAGGATTTCTTTGGCTGATACTAATATACCTGCAGAATATGCAAACCTCGATTATGGTTTCAGTGCGGTAGATGAAGCAACGTTCAAAGCAAACCAAGCTGAGGCGGAAAGCACTCCGCCATCGATAGACGAGAACGATCTTACACGTGTTGTTCTTAATGCTCTTGCACCGATTGAAGATAAAATAGATACACTGATGACTCGCAGAAATGCAGAGGAAGCAGATGACGTACAGGTTGCGATTGCTCAAGCAACGGAAGAAGTAAAAGGCAAAACAGATAAGCTCGAGAAGTTGATCATGCCGCTTCTTGTTAATCTCTTAAAGACGGCCGAAAAGGAATACATCCATTGGCCGAATCGTGAAGCACAGGTCAAAAGTACTATCGATAAAGTATTGGCTATCACACGAGGCTAATATGGGTTGGCTAACTCTTATAGTCGCAATTGCTATATCAGGTGTTGCTGCCTGGTATAGTATCGTTGGTCTGATGGCCATCTTTGCAGCTGCAGCAATACCGATAGCAGTTATGGGTGGTGTCCTCGAAGTAGGTAAGCTACTGACAGCATCCTGGCTCTATCAAAACTGGAAGACGTGTCCGAAACTATTAAAGACATATCTTACGGCATCAGTCGTCGTACTGATGTTTATTACATCTATGGGCATATTTGGTTTCTTATCAAAAGCTCACATAGATCAGACGTTGGTTGGGGGAGATAATTCTTTAGAAATTAGAGCCATAGATCAGCAGATCGAAAGAGAGCAGAGGAGAATCAAAGATGCCGAAATGGTCATCACTCAACTCGATAAAGCAGTCGAGACACTTATTGAATATGACAGGATCCGAGGTCCTGAAGGAGCCATCGCCGTGCGTGAAAGCCAGCGTATGGAAAGAGGCTCACTCGCCTCAATCATTTCTGAAGCGAGCGATACAATTAAACAACTACGGGATGAAGTTAGACCCTTACAGAAACAGCAACTTCAACTCGAAGCTGAAGTAGGACCGATAAAGTATATTGCTGCGCTTTTCTATAAAGATACGAATAAGTCAGTATTAGAAGAAGCAGTACGCTGGGTCATCATCACTATCATATTTGTTTTTGATCCTCTTGCAGTTCTTTTGATTATATGCGCAAACATGACACTGTCTAAACCAAAGAAGATAAAGACGGCTGTAAATGTTGCAGATAATTGGAACGACATTGAAGTCGAAGCTGAAGAAGAAGAGATCATTGTACCCGTTGATGATCCTACGAATACTGTTGAAGTTGTAGAGATGGATATCAAAGATGAAGTCGACTTTGAGAGTGAAACAACTCTTGACAGATTTATAGAAGAAGACTGGGATGAAAAGATTATAGATGACTGGGAAGAACCTCTCTATAATGATCCAACAGTCAAAACAAGAGAGCAGCAAAACAGAGAAGCTCTTGTAAGAAACGGCACATTCGGTCCTAACAGATCAGTTACAGCCTATGGTAATAATGACCCGAAAAGTGTTGACAATACTTAAGTAATAAAATATAATTCTAATTATGATCACTTCATACGGAGGTATTTGATGACCGACTTCTTTCGTAATATTGTCAAAGATTTAAACGACGAGAACACACATGTTGCAGCTGATGGACTGGGCTCTAGTGAGTTTAGCGATACTATTGATACCGGCTCTTATATTTTTAATGCCGCTCTTTCTGGTTCCATTTTTGGCGGTGCGCCCAATAATAAAGTTCTTGCGCTCGCAGGTGAAAGCGCTACTGGAAAAACCTTCTTTGCTTTGGGTATGGTTCGGCGTTTCCTCAGTGATAATCCCGATGGTGCTGTTTTCTATTTTGATACTGAAGCTGCTGTTACAAAGTCCATGATGGAAGAACGAGGTATTGACTCACAACGTGTTATCGTCTCTGAGCCTGATACTATTCAAAAGTTTCGACATACAGCACTTCAAATCCTAGAACGGTACGCTGATGCTGATGAACGCCCTCCAATGCTAATGGTTCTCGACTCTCTCGGTCAGTTATCAACTACAAAAGAGGTAGAAGATACCTTTGAAGGAAAAGAAACTCGTGACATGACGAAGGCGCAGCTCATCAAAGCTACGTTCCGAGTTCTTAATCTAAAGCTTGCAAAGGTTAACGTACCTCTCGTCATCACCAACCACGTATACGATGTGATAGGTTCGTACGTACCAATGAAAGAAATGGGTGGCGGTTCTGGTCTGAAGTATACCGCTTCACAGATAGTATTTCTTTCTAAGAAGAAGGACCGCGACGGTAAAGATGTCGTCGGTAATATCATTCGTTGCCGCATGATAAAGTCACGGTTTACAAAAGAGAACAAAGATGTCGAGGTCAAGTTAAGCTATGATACCGGTCTTGACAGGTACTATGGTCTCGTTGAGCTTGCTGAGAAGTACGGTATCTTCAAAAAGGTATCAACTCGCATTGAGTTGCCCGATGGAAAGAAGGTGTTCGGTAAAACGATCAATGATAATCCTGAGGAATACTTTACAAAAGAAATCTTAGAACAACTCGATGAAGCAGCTGCAAAAGAATTCATGTATGGAAAAGATGGAGAAGATGAAGTGAACGCTATGATAGACGTACTTGAGGCTGAAGAAGAGCAGGATCTCGAAGATGCAAAAGTATGAAGTACTGCACGATGAATACAAGGATGAAGATCTCGCCAGAATTAAATTGACATCCGACAAGTTTGATGGTATTATATATCATTACCACACGGTTCAATTCGTACACGAGGAAGATGATGAAGCGGTTCTTAAGTTTGACTACGACATCGTTGAGTCACCGATTGATATCAATGTCGACTCGTTAACGAAGGAAGATCATGAAGAGTTCGAGACTCTTCTTGGCGACATCTTAGTTGAAATCATAACAGAGAGTGTAGTGGATGAGAATAGAACAGACAATCCTGAGTAACCTAATCTATACTGAAGATTATACAAGAAGGGTACTACCATTTCTCAAGTCAGAATATTTCCAGGATCAGGTTGAATCAGTTCTTTTCAAAGAGATCGACGATTTTATTACTAAGTACAACGGGTTACCAACCAAAGAAACCTTGCTTATAGAGCTTAACAAGAAGGAGAATATTCCTGAGCAAGTATACGAAAACCTCACGGTATATGTCAATGATATATCTTTCGAGAAGAAGGATATGCAGTGGCTTATCGATAGCACTGAGGAGTTCTGTCAGGAACGTGCAGTCTACAATGCGATCATGGAAAGTATTTCGATCATCGAGGGAAGGTCGAAGACTGCGGACAAGGGTGGAATACCTACTATCCTGGCTGATGCTCTTGGCGTGTCTTTCGATGATCATATCGGTCATGATTTTCTAGAGAATGCTGAAGAGCGTTACGAATTCTACAATGCGGTCGAGGATCGCATTCCTTTCGATATCGAACATTTTAATCTGATTACGAAAGGTGGTCTTCCAAACAAGACTCTGAATGTTCTTCTCGCCGGCACCGGTGTCGGTAAGACACTTGCCATGTGTCATATGGCAGCAGCTAATCTTCTTGACGGTAAGAACGTTCTCTACATTACTCTTGAGATGGCAGAAGAAAGAATCGCTGAGCGCATTGACTCTAATCTTCTTAACATTCCACTCGACGAGCTCAAGGGATTCCCAAAGCAGATATACGATGATAAGATTGTAAAGCTCAAGAAGAAAACTGGTGGTAAGATTATCGTCAAGGAATATCCAACCGCTACCGTTGGGTCAGGTCACTTCCGACATCTACTCAACGAACTGAGTATGAAGAAGAACTTCAGTGCTGATATCATCTACATCGACTATATCAATCTATGTCAATCGACTCGTTTGAAGTTTGGTGCTAATGTTAACAGCTACTCGTACATCAAGGCAGTGGCCGAGGAACTTCGCGGTCTTGCTGTCGAAAAGAATGTTCCCATAGTGAGTGCAACTCAGCTCAATCGCACCGGCTTTACGAATAGTGATCCCGGTCTCGAGGATACATCTGAGTCGTTTGCTCTGCCTGCGACTGTTGACTTCATGTGTGCTCTCATCTCAACCGAAGAGATGGAACAACTCGGTCAGATCATGGTCAAGCAACTTAAGAATCGTTACAATGATCCTACAACGCATAAAAGATTCGTGGTCGGTGTCGATCGAGCAAAGATGCGACTCTTCAATGTCGAGAGCTCGGCTCAAAAAGATATCATGGACGATAAGCCAATCATGGATAAATCTAACTTTGGAGAACGATATGACGAAGAAGAGAACATGAAGTGGATGACCAAGAAATCCGGCCGTAAAGATTTTAGTAAACTGTTCAACTAGAGGTGCGAAATGAGACACATTGAAATAACTATGATGGAAGAGGGTGAGCTCGGTATAGGTGGTAACGTTACTGCTGGTAACATCTCTATAAGAGAGTTTGAAGATGGTGAGTGGATCGGTGGCTGTTATGCAACTTTCGATAACCTAGTCGATAAAGTAAAGGAAGCATTGTGTGATGTATGAGATTCGTAAAGCAGGAAAGAAGTATCGAGTGTATGATCGTGTATACGAAAGATATATAGCAAATACTACGGATGAAGAAAAAGCACATACACTTGTCACTAATCTTACATGCCGAGGGTTCGAAGGAGATATACCTAACTTCTTCTATCCGAAAGAAAAATACGGTATGAATCTAGATGGAGAAAGATAATGAACTATGAAGATCATGTTGATATGGTAAATGGTGTCATACGTGACATCGCTGCGTGGGATATCGCGAGAAGTGGAAATCACGTTGATGAGGGTGCTATCGATGACTGGATCATGGAGATGAATATGATCGGTACGCGTGAGTCGTTCATGTCGATATGCCAGGACTATTGGGATCAATACTTGGGGTCAGCTACACTACATTAAAATTATAAATAGTCGGAACAATGAGGATCCGGCTATGAAAACATTCAGAGCATATCTTGAATATCTTCAAGAAAGAGCAATGCAACCTGCAGATCTTAAACTTACTGATCTGCGTAAGGATGATGCTAGAGTTGCAATGTTCATTAAGAAAGTCGCAGATGGTGAAAAGTTTTCAACAAAAGATAACGGATTTGATGTAGTAATTGACCCTAGTCAGTTGGCAGCTGTGAAAAAATTTATGAAAGCTGACGATGGAGTTCCAGCTCTCAGAACATCTCTCGATGTGAAGACAAATAAAGGTACCCTGAAAGTAGTAAAGGACTTTCTCAAAACTGGAGAGTTTGGAGGCAGAGGAAAAGGATCGGGTACTGCAGCTGAAACATCCGCGATGAACGATTTCAATGAAAAGCTATTTGCTCTCTTGAAGAAACTACGAGACAATCATGTTAAGATAAGAATCAACGGTAGAACTGTAAAAGTTGCTGAGATGCAAAAGACTACAGGTAAATTTCAAGGAAAGGAACCAAAGTCTGATATGTCTCTCGTTGATCCTGAAGGCAATGTAGTTGCATATATCTCGCATAAAGCTGGTCGTTCTGCAAAAGACTATCAGCAGTACGGCGGCATATCAGATGCTGCATTGCCACCAAAGTTTCGTAATAATAGAGAAATTAAAAAGTTCATGCAGGATGTTAAAAAGTTACGTCCGGATGGTTTAAAAAGTGGAGACTCTTTCTATCGACCTATAAAAGATAAATCTCTCGTTGGAATGTCAATGTATGGACCAGAATATGGCGGAGCAGAAAGTATTAGTAACGTTGATGAGTTTCACTTAGGTAACATGAACCTTACACCTAAAGGTAAGAATTACGAAATTACATCAGTACATAAAGGAACAAACGGTGATATGCCGGAGGGCGATTATGAAGCAATACTGTTTATTCGATATCAAGCAAGAAGAGGAGATGCTAGAGCAGCTGGTCAAGTAGTCAAGAATGCTCGAGCAGGGATATTTCCAATGGCAAAAATTAGTCGCACATCTAAAAAAATATAATGCTCAGACTCAAAACATTCATAGCGGAAGATCAGAATACGCACATGACTCATATCGAGGAGCTGATGTTCCTTGGTGGCGTCGATGGTACTCGTCAGGCTATAAACTTCCTGCGTGATCTGAGAGACATGCTTAAGGGCAATGCTTCGTCTGCTATCGATATCACGGTGAAGTGGGACGGTGCACCTGCAGTATTTGCCGGTATAGATCCTGAAGATAAAAAGTTTTTTGTCGCAAAGAAGGGCCTATTCGCTAAGACTCCTAAAATGTACAAGACGAACGCCGACATCGATAACGAACTCAGCGGTGAGCTTGCGAAAAAGTTTAAGGTCGCTCTTGCTGAATTCTCAAAGCTCGGTATCAAAAGCGGTGTCTATCAAGGCGACCTCATGTTCACAAAGGGTGATGTCAAGGTCGAAACGATTGACGGTGAGAAGTACTACACCTTTCAACCTAACACTATCGTTTACGCAGTACCTACAAAAAGTAAGCTGGGTCAGCAGATTGCTAAAGCTAAGATTGGTATAGTGTGGCATACGACATATACAGGTAGTTCTATCAAAGATATGAAAGCATCATTCGGTAAAGATATTACCAATAAGTTTCGTTCATCTAGAACAATATGGATGGATGATGCAACCTATCGCGATATATCAGGTAAAGCTTTGTTCTCATCTAAAGAAACAGAAGAATTTAACGATTTGCTCAGCCAAGCAGGAAGATTATTTCGTACGGTTGATGGCGATGCGTTTCGTATGTTAACTGATGATGATGAGCTACGACAGAAGACGATGACATTTATCAATACATACGTTCGTGCTGGTTCAGACTATCCTTCAGCGAGCGATATGTCGAAGGGTCTAGTTGATTATATGAATCAATGGTTTCAAAAAGAGATCGAAAAGAAGAAGACTCAAAAATCGAAAGATGAATGGGCTAAGCGTCGAGATGCTATCGTTCAGAAGGTCATTATGAATAAGAGTCAGCTTACTGCGATGTTTGATCTAATGAAGGTATTAGTTCAAGCGAAGGGTATGGTTATAGATCAATTTAATAAGACACAGGAAGTGGATACGCTGTTGAGAACAGCTAAAGGTTTCCAAGTAACCAAACAGGAAGGATTCGTTGCCATCGATAAAATAAAGGGTGGAGCAGTCAAATTGGTCGACCGTCTTGAGTTCAGCAAAGCAAACTTCTCTCCTGATATTATTAAGGGATGGCAAAAATGATAAAGTTCTCTGAATATTTAGAAGAGGGTATGGGAAAGAAGAAGAAACCTGAACCCTATGAAGCACAGTTCAAGCGCAGAGTCGTAAAGACAACGAAGCCTGAGCACAAGGAGAAGGGTTATAACTGGCGTATCAAAGGCAAGGAACGCCCTGAGGTAACTATTAAGTTGTACAAGAGTAAACCAGGATTCAGTGAGTTCAAGAAGCAAATGCGTCGTGTCGCTGGACATGAATTTGGATAATTTATAAATAAATAAAAATAAATTAGAAACAAGGAGTTGAAAAATGTCTAAGATACTAACACCAAAAGGTTGGAGAGAACTATACCTAAAGGAAGACGAGGATCTTATCGCAAATGCTATATACGAAGAAATAGTAAATGAGATCTCTGATCGTGAACGACTGGTAGTTATGAAGAAAGATACTGAAGGAAAGGATAAGCCAACCTTCGCGCATTCTCAACAAAAGATACTTAAACAGCTTGCTAAAGATAAAAGCCTTGCTCCACATCTCAAGGGAGCTTATATGGATGATGACGAGATTATTCATGGAAAAACCGGTAAGGTGATGGCAAAGATCGGTACGAAAACTATGGGTGATTTGAAGAAAGCTGTATCAAAACATGTATCATCAATGTCCGCAGCACCGGGCGCACCAAAGGGTGATACGTTTGCTCCTTCAGGAAGCCATAAGGGCGGTAAGATTGTAACCGTAAAATCAAAGCCGGAAGCTCAAAAAGTTGCTAAAGAGTTTAAGGCCAAAGGACATAAGGTTGGAATCAATAAACGTAAAGATGGATTCAAAGTTTACATTTATAACAAATAATAAAAACTAACTAATCTCAGTTAGTCTAAGGAAAACCTGAGGAAAAAATGAGTAAAGCAGTTGTCACTTTCGGCCGTATGAATCCGCCTACGGTCGGTCACCAGAAAGTTGTAGACAAAGTCAAGGCAGAAGCCAATAAACAAGGAGCTATGCCTCATGTTTATCTATCACATTCTCAAGACAAAAAGAAAAATCCTCTCGACTACAATACGAAACTTAACACTGCTCGAAAAGCATTTGGATCAAGCGTTACAAGATCCCGAGCTCGTACGATCATCGAAGTCATGGTCGAGTTGCAAAAGATGCGGCACACCGAAGTCACCGTCATCGTTGGATCAGACCGAGTCCAAGAGTTCAAAACACTCCTAAACAAATACAACGGAAAAGACTTTACGTTTGATAAGATCAGTGTAAAATCGGCTGGTGCCCGTGACCCTGATGCTGAAGGAGCATCAGGCATGTCCGCTACGAAGATGCGCACGGCCGCTCAAAGCGGTGACTATGATTCATTTAAGAAGGGTGTACCTCCTGCTCTATCAGATAAGGATACAAAGGCAATGTATGATAAGATAAGATCAGAGATGGGAGTAATCAAAGAAGAAATTCAATGGACAGAAGAAGATTTCGAGTTCACTGATGTAGAGCTTGATGCAGCCGTTGAAATGATAGACTTTGATGAAATCGATGAAGATACTGAGATCGATGAAGAGTTTGCTGACTATCTTGAAGAAGTAAAAAAACCTCTGAGTATTTCACAGAGAATGGCTATAGGAAGGCGTATGAAACGTCTTGCTCCACGTATGGCTCGTATGCGAAAGATTCGTTCTAAACGTATGGCAGATCCAAAGAGACTCGAAGGTAGAGCTCGAAAGGCCGCTATCAAGATACTTCGTAAACGCTTTGCTGGTAAGCAGGGACAGAACTATGATAGCTTAACTCCTGGTTCGAAGATGAATGTGGACCGTATCATTCAGAAAAAATCAGCTGTTATCGGAAAAATTGCTAAACGTTTGATGCCGAAGCTGCGTAAGAAAGAGATGGAGCGATTAAGTAAAGCTCGCAGTGGTAATACATCAGAAGAAGCACAAACTATTCTGCCCATCATTACTGAAGAGGTAGATGGAAAGTTGATGGCTCTTTTGCGAGTTACCTTTCCTGACGCATCCGAGAGGAATCTTGTTGTAAGAGCTCTTCGTGGTGGATCTAAATCACTACAGAATCCGACCCTCCGTCCGTATATAATGAATGTGCTTTTACGTTTGCTCGACGGTGTACATGATGATCCTAGCATCTATAATAAAGTAAAAGAAAAGATGCGCCGACTCGGCCTAGAAGAAAGGCAAGATCCAGATATCAAGGATCGAAAGGGATCTCAGCCAGCGAGCTATCACACTGGTTTGTCAAAGAGCACAAAGATTGCTCGGGATCGTCACTTTAAGAAATATGCTGAGAAGCCGGGTGAAGATAAAAAAGACTCGGACGCAAATTATAAACCTGCACCAGGTGATGCCAAGGCTAAAACTAAACCTTCAAAACACACAAGGAAGTATAAAGCCATGTATGGAGAAGATATCAATACAGCTTTCGAAAAGTTATTCTTCAAAGAGGAAATACTTACAGAAAAGCAGATTGAAGGACTTAAGAAGAAGTCCGAGAAGTCAGGCATACCTTACGGAATACTCAAGCAGGTATACAACCGAGGAATGGCTGCTTGGAAGTCGGGACACAGACCGGGTGCAACACCGCAGCAGTGGGCGTTCGCTCGAGTCAACTCTTTCATTACGAAAGGAAAGGGTACATGGGGCGGCGCCGATAAGGATCTTGCCGCTAAAGCACGTGGATCAAAAAAAACTAAAAAAGAATCAAAATTTCAATTTATGAAATCTCCCTATGACGATCCACAATTTATAGGAACAGATGAATTAACAAAAAGATATAAAGATGCAACTCCTGGTCAACAAAAGACTGTAAAAGAAGATGCGGTAAAAACTGCAAAAGATAAGATCAGCCGAGAGAAAGAAGCTGATAAGCGTAAGCATGATGCAATGCTTGACCGGGCTCGGTTACAAAAAGCTCAGAATAAGAACCGTGCGTCGGAAGAAACTGAACATGAGATAGAAGTCGACGGTTATCAAACCAAGAACTTTCATATGTGTGGTTCGGCTCAGAAGGTAATGAAGAAACTTGCGGGTAAAGAGGGAGCCAAGGAACTTACTCAGATGCAAGACAAGTTCTACGGCCTGGAGAAACAGATCGTGCAGGATGGCGCAGCGAGCAAAGAGCAAAAAGCGACTGCTCGAATGATGTATGATAAGATTATGGCTAAAGCTAAGCAGGTCGGTTTAGATGATGAGATTGCTGGATATATGAAGATGCATATCGATTCTATCGAGAAAGGCAAACCTGAGTTAGGTTTCGGCCGGACCGATATAAATGAAGTTCTCGGCAAGGATGCAACAATCGGAGACTATGTGAAGGACTTTCAAAAGTCCGATGCACCTCAGTTTAAAGGTAAGTCGAAAAAGAAAAGACATAAGATGGCTGTTGCAGCATATCTCGATAAAAGAGATAAAATGAATGAATCGTTAGATGAAAAGTTTGAATCGCTTTTTCTTGAGGAGCCAAGAGTGCCAAGAAAGCCGGGACAGCCGGCTGGCTCCGATAAACACTCCGATCTTTACACAGACGAGAATCCGAAAGATACGATTCACGGACTAAAGTTTGCGACTGTAAAAGATGCAGAAGCAAGCGTAAAGAAAATAGAATCCTCTGGACGTAAGCACGCTCATAAGGTGCAAGCAGCAGTCGCGATGGAACAGAGAGCAAGAGTAGCTGGTAAGAAGGGTGCAGCTGCAGTCTATCGTAAGTATATCAATAAAATGAAAGAAAAAACCAAGGATAAGCAGGACGAATCTCTCTGGGCAAACATACACAAGAAAAGACAAAGGATAAAAAGAGGATCCGGCGAACGCATGCGTAAGCCAGGCGAAAAGGGTGCGCCGACTGCTGATGCATTGAGAAAAGCAAAGAGTGAAGAATATATTGCAGATGAAGAATGCACATGTTTTGATCATGTAATTTCAGAGGCTGAGTATAAAGGAAGAAAAGTAAAACTCAACGATCCTATGCGTTCAAACGATGGTAAAAAAAAGTTCTATGTATACGTAAAGAACGAAAAGGGTAACATTATAAAGTTAGGCTTTGGTGATCCAAACATGGAGATAAAGCGAGACGATCCAGCTCGTCGTAAGAACTTTAGAGCTCGTCACAACTGTGATAACCCCGGACCGAAATGGAAAGCAAGATACTGGAGTTGTTTTCAGTGGCGTGCTGGAGCTAAGGTTGATAACTAATGTACGAATACAGATGTACCATCTTGCGTGTAGTCGATGGTGATACGGTCGATGTAGATATTGATTTAGGATTCGGGATATGGATGCGTAAGCAGCGCATTCGTCTCTATGGTATCGATACACCAGAGTCAAGAACACGAGATTTGGAAGAAAAGAAGTATGGGTTACTTGCTAAGCGTTTTGTGGAAGGATTTCTTGCCAAAGGATCAACAGCTTTATTGGTCACCGAGAAAGACGGTAAAGGAAAGTTTGGCAGGATTCTTGGCAAGTTTCAAGTCTTTGATGGTAAGACGGATAGAGCGACCTTCCTCCATGAAATAATGATCAAGGAACATATGGCTGTCGAGTATCTCGGTCAGTCGAAGGAAGACATAGCCGAAGAACATCTGATAAACAGACGGTACATAAAAGAAAGTGGATTATACGATGAAATTTACAATACACTTTCTTAAAAATATAAATATAAAAAAACAAACTCTTGAGAGAGGATAAGAAAAATGGATAAAATTAACCCATTCAGAAATAGTGAGAAAGATGAGCTTGTTAATGCAGTTCGTGCAGTCCTCTCTGGTCAGGACTATACCAGACCGATAGAAGAAGCTGAGATTGAAGAAGCTAAGATGGATCCTGTAGGTCAGGAAGATGATGATGTAGATAACGATGGTGATGTTGATTCTTCTGATAAATATCTCAAGAAACGTCGTAAAGCGATTTCAAAGGCTGTATCTAAAGAGGATACCGATGACAATCCAGCAAATCGCCAGCACCTTTGCGCGAAGAACGTTGTTCATGAGAAGTGGGGTGCGGGTGATTGTATTCCTACGATGCATGCTGATCCCGATGAGGAAGGTAACGTTGCTTGGTACGATGTAATGTTCGAGCACGGCATCGAGGCAAAAGTTTCTATCGATGAGTTGAAGGTTACCAAAGCCGAGGAGCATATGCATGCTTCGGTCGACAAGAAGAAAAAGATGAAGAAAGAAATGTCTCACGGTGACAAGAAAAAGATGAAGAAAGATGAAGTCGATACGAAGCCAAACACCGGTGAAGATCGCGGTGCAGTTGAGTAGATGTTATGAAGTCTTTCAAACAATATATCTATGAAGCTCTTGATAAAGAGGATGAACCTCAAATTAAGAAAATCATTAAGAAGTTAAAGGGTGCAAGTAAGGCTCACGCTGGTCAAGCAAAAGACTTAGAAAAAGCCGTTAGCGAAAGGAAGATGTACAATATAAATTTTGGCGTGATCGGCGATGTTTCTGTAAGAGCATCTTCTCAATCTGCTGCTATAAAGCATGCTAAGAAACAGATGCTGAAAA